CAGATACGATTTAAAAGGTAATTCATCTTTAGAAACAGCCATAAACTCTTCAAGAGAAAATGGAACGACTTTTTACGAAAGCACTTTAAATCTTACATTACAATTTTTAGATAAGGCTACGCAAGAGCAAATTAAATTACTTGCTCACGGTAGGCCTCAAGTTGTAGTACAAGATTATAACGGTAATGCTTTCTTATTAGGGAAGATACACGGATGCGAAGTAAGTGGGGGGTCTATAGTAACGGGAGCAGATATGGGAAGTTTGTCAGGCTTTACGTTAGTATTGACTGCACAAGAAACAAACCCACCATTCTTCTGTGCAGCAGCACCATCAGATGATGCTACTTCACCTATTGATCCTAACGCATAAAGAGTTATGGTTTTTAAATTAAGGGAGGCTATATGCCTCCTTTTTTTTTATATCTATACAAAATAGCATTATTATTTCGATATATAAGTATGAAGATATTGACTACGAGTAGCTCTGCTCAGACGTTAGATGTAATACCTAGAACATTTGTATCTACATATACAATGAAATTAAGAGATACAAGTAAGAACAAAGAAGTATTTAGTGCAAGTGTTAATGCAGCAGTTGTAAGTTCAGATAATTTTAGAAGAATATCTGCGACTATAAGTCCTGTTTTAAAAGAGGGTAGATATTATGACTTAACTTTACTAAGTGGGTCAAGTGTTGTTTACAAAGACAAAATATTTTGCACAGACCAAACTATTAATCAAGCAAACAATGATTACTATGATATTAATAGTGGAGAATATACTTTTGATGAAACAGCAGGATCGCACGATAACGATTATATAATAGTATGAACGATTTAAGATTTATAAATTTAAGTAGTTATACAACACCAAAAGTTGTAGAATACAAAAACAAAGAGTGGGTAGCTTATGGAGAGGATAATAATTATTTTAAATACCTAATAGACAGGTACAATGGTAGTCCTACTAACAATGCAATCATAAATGCAATATCTGCTATGATATATGGTAGAGGTTTAGATGCTACAAATTCAAATCAAAAACCTGATGAGTATGCAAAGATGATTTCTTTATTCAATGCAGACTGCACACGAAAACTTTGTTATGACTTAAAACTTATGGGTCAATGTGCAATGCAAGTAATTTATTCTAAGGATAGAAACACTATAGCACAAATAGAACACTTCCCTGTGGAAACACTAAGAGCTGAGAAGTGTAATGATGATGGAGATATAGAGGCTTATTATTATTTTTCTGACTGGTCAAAATACAAACCAACAAGCAAGGCAAAAAGAATACCTGCTTTTGGTACAAGTAACGAAGCGATAGAGATATTATATGTAAGGCCTTATAGAGCAGGATTTCATTATTATAGTCCTGTAGATTATCAAGGAGGTTTGCAATATTCAGAGCTAGAGGAGGAGATAGGAAATTTTCATTTGAATAACATTATGAATGGTATGTCTCCAAGTATGTTAATTAATTTTAATAACGGAGTACCGAATGAAGAAGAAAGGGAGCTTATAGAGCAAAGAATATACCAAAAGTTCTCAGGAACATCAAATAGTGGTAAATTTATTTTAGCCTTTAATGACAATGCAGAAACAGCAGCAAACATAGAGCCTGTACAATTATCTGATGCACACCAACAATATCAATTCTTGAGTGAAGAAAGCACGAGAAAGATTATGGTATCTCATAGAATTGTAAGTCCTATGCTTATTGGTATCAAAGATCAAACAGGCTTAGGTAATAATGCAGATGAGTTAAAGACTGCATCTACACTTTTAGACAATACTGTGATAAGGCCTTTCCAACATTTATTAATAGATGCTTTTGACCGGATATTAGCTTATAATAAAATATCTTTAAAACTATACTTTAAAACTTTACAGCCATTAGAATTTACAGACTTAGAAAATGTAGAGGATGCTGAAACTAAGGAAGAAGAAACAGGTGTAAAACTAAAGCAAGAGGATTTATCAGACGAAGAGTTTGATATTATATTAGATGAGCTTAGAGGCGAGAAAATTTCTAATAGATGGGAAGAGGTAGATGCAAGAGAGTACAGCTCAGAGAATGAAAATATAGAGGAATGGGCTACTAAAAACATAGAAAGTAAAGAACAACAATTAGAAAAAAGAAGTATAGATAGTAAAAAGAGTGGTTTTAGCTACTTAGACAAGTCTTTATACAAAGTAAGGTATAAGTATTCACAAAAGTATTCAAGTGGCAAATCAAGACAGTTCTGTAGAATTATGATGGCAAGAAGTCAAAGAGGAGTAGTATATAGAATTGAAGATATAGATAAAGCAAGTAGAGCTGGAGTGAATAGGTCTTTTGGACATAAAGGTAGAGCTTATGATTTGTTTAAATACAAAGGTGGGCCTAATTGTGGACATTTCTTTAGCGAGGTATTGTATAGGCTAAAATCTAAGACAATGAAAAAGAAAATACAAAACTATGATGAAGTTAAAAGCATACCTAAGTCATATAAGCCTACACCAGCAGGACATAAGAAAGCTAAGGTAGCACCAAAGGATATGCCTAATAATGGACATCACCCTAATTTCAAATAAGATATGGCAACAGCGTTATTTATAAAACCAATAGATTTAAAAAGAAACTCAATTATTGATGGATCGGTAGATGTTGATAAGTTTATCGGTTTTGTTAAAATTGCACAGGAGATACATATTAGAAACTATTTAGGTACAGACCTATACAATAAAATCAGTACAGATATACTTGGTACAGGTGGTGCTAGTTTAACAGGCAACTACTTGACATTAGTAAACACATACATTCAACCTATGCTTATACACTTTGCAATGGTTGATTATTTACCTTTTGCTGCATATTCACTTAAAAACGGTGGCTTGTTTAAACATACAAGCGAGAATAGTGAATCTGTAAGTAAAGAAGAAGTAGATTATTTAATTGAGAAGCATAGAGATATAGCTGAATATTATACAAGGAGATTTATAGATTATATGAGCTTTAATCAAAATCTATTCCCTGAATATACAAGTAACACAAATGACGACATACACCCTGATAAAGATGCTTTATTTAATGGATGGGTTTTATGAAAGCATATAAAGTTAAAAAGAAAAATATTGACAAATTAATTACATATTTAAAGAGCAATGGCAGCATTAACAAACACACAAATATCGGTAACGTATGTAGGTCTCTTAAAAACAAGTGCTAATACAGTCTTATCCTCTACAGGTCAGCAAATAACTGATGGCGAGGGTAACAATAGTATTTTGTTTTTATCTACAGCAGGTGTAGGTATTGGTGGTGCAGCATCATCAGGTAAAGAGTTAGATGTAACAGGTAATGTACTTGTAACAGGTGATCTTATTGTAGATAACATTAAGATAGATGGTAATACAATATCTGCTGAAAGTGGTGTTGTTACACTAGCAGATGGTACAATAGCCACAACACAAAGTCAAAGCGACAACTCAACAAAGGTAGCGACAACAGCTTATGTTAGGTCTGCTATAGGTGGCATAGATACACTTTCTGAGATACTTGCTAACGGAAATACAACTGGTGCTACTAAAATATCAGTTAATAACACAAGTAGTGGTATTGATTTTATAGACAATGCAAAAGCAAGATTTGGAACAGGAAATGATATTGAGATATATCACGATGGTAGTAATTCTATTATAGACAATAATACAAATGATTTAATTATTAGATGTGATAGTGATGATATAAAAATACTAGCAGAAGATGATATTTTATTAAGAGATAATGATGATAGCACCAACTTCGTACATTGTATTAATGGTGGTGCTGTAAAATTGTATCATAATGGTAGCGAAAAGTTAGAAACTACAAGCACAGGTGCAAAAGTAACAGGTAGCAATTTTAATGTATTTGCTTCATCAGGTGCAACAAAATTAGAGTTTGGTCAAACAAATGGTAATTGGAAAATAGAAGCAGGTAATAGTGGAAACAATACACTTATAATTGGTAGTGTTAGTAATGCTACAAACAACATAACGCTAGATACAACAAACGGTGGAAGTGCAACTTTTGCTGGTAATATAACCTTTGGTGCAGTTAATCCATTTTCACAAAGTACAAATGTTTTAGATGGTACAGGTACAAATGGTGCAAGAATAAGGTCTGCTGTTTCAGCAGCAGGTACACCTACATTTTCTAATTCTGATGATACAGATACTGGAATGTTTTTCCCAAGTGCAAATTCAGTTGCTTTAAGCACAGGTGGAACTCAAGCACTATCAATAGATAGCTCACAGAATGTAACTTTTGCAGGAACATTAGCTTCTGGTAATATATCTGTTACAGGTGGTAGTGGTGGTAATGGTCAAATAGATGTTT